CAACCGAGCCGTCAAGGGTGAGACCCGCCGCAAGCAGCGCGAGGCCCTGAAGGCCACCAGCACCCACTTCGGTGCAGCCGGTGACAAGATTGGCCGCAAGCTGAGTGCAGCGGACAAGCGCAAGGGTGCCACGGCTCACGAGGCACTGACCGTCACTGTGGTGAACACTCGAACCTTCGAGAATGACTGGGGCACCACTGAGTTGGTCTCCATGACTGACGAGGCCGGGAACGTGTTCAAGTGGTTCGCATCCGGTGGAGCGCGGACCAACGACGGCGACGACGTGACTGAGGGTGAGACCTACACACTGGTCGCCACCATCAAAGGCCACGGCGAGTACGCCGGGGTCAAAGAAACCAACCTGAACCGCTGCGTCCTTAGTCGGGCGTAGCGGTGACCCATGTCCACGGTTTCAAACCCTATCGTTCTGTAGGGTGAGAGCTAATCAAACAACCACAAACCCCGGAGGTCATCATCACTTCTTTCTTCCTTGTCCAACACTGGGATGGCAATGGCATGCAAACGCTTGCCGTTGCACCCACTCGTGAGCAAGCGCAGTCCGCTCGTGACGCACTTGCCAGAGAGCGGAGGACCAGTTTTCTACTGTGGGGCGACTTGATTGTTGTCGAGGTTCCCATGGTATCGGATGCCGCCAGTATCGCGGCGCTTGTTCAGAGCCACATTGTAGAGGGCGCTGACGAACTGCTTGCAGAGTGTGACGCAGCTAAGGCTGCTGAGCAAGCCGAGCGTGAGGCTAAGCAACGCCGAGCGCAGGGTATCCCTGACAATGAGCAGGGCTTTGGGTGGTGGCCGCAATAGCGGCTGCCCCCTTCCCTTTCCCCTTAGTGACAGACCTGTTCATACCATTGATGACGTGGACAGACAGAAACTTTCTTGACAGTCGAAACCAAACAGGTGTATAACCGTTTCAGAACATTCAACAGGAGTTCTTCATCATGGCAAAGTTCAACCCATACCAAGTCATTGCCGACACTCTCATTGCTTCCATCGAAGCGGGCACGCCAGCATGGCGCTGCGGCTGGAAGAAGCTGGGAGGCGCACTCGTTCGCCCCGTCAGCGGAGGCAGCGGCAAGTCCTACAACGGCATCAACGTCCTGTTGCTCTGGGGTTCCGCTCAAGAGCAGGGCTTCTGGTCTCACGAGTGGCACACCTACAGAGGTGCTCAGGCCAAGGACGGCCAAGTTCGCAAGGGCGAGAAAGGCACCAAGATTGTGAAGTGGCTGTTCCTGCCCTACAAGGACGCCAAGACCGGCAAGCCTCAGCTTGACGCGAATGGTGAGCCCGTGACCTATGCACGGCTCAAGCTGTACACGGTGTTCAACGCCTGCCAGATTGATTGGGCCGAGGGCAGCGTGCATGCTCCGGGGCCACAGCCTACGGTCGAGGACCACGATGGCTCTCAGGCTGGCGACAACTTCGAGGACGCCAAGGTCATCCTCGACGCATGGGCTACCGAAGTTGAGATTCGCCACGGCGGTGACTCAGCGTTCTACCGCCCAGCGGACGACCACATTCAGTTGCCACTGTTCGAGCAGTTCGAGACTGAGGCCGAGTACTTCTCGACCGCCTTCCACGAGGCCGTACACAGCACGGGCCACAAGTCCCGGCTGAACCGCTTCCAGAAGGAGCGCAAGGGCAGCTACAAGGATGCCTACGCCTTCGAGGAGTTGGTCGCCGAGCTTGGTGCAGCGTTCCTCTGCTGCGATGCTGGCATCAGCCAGCCCGACGAGCCACGCGCCGACCACGCATCATACCTCAGCCACTGGCTCAAGGTACTCAAGGATGACCCCAAGGCCATCGTGTCTGCGGCATCCAAGGCCGAGAAGGCTGCCAAGCTGGTGCTCGCCAAGGCCGAAGAGGCCGAGCGCAGCATGGCCGCCAAGTAATCCGGGAGAGGGAGCAGTTTGCGGTCTGCTAATCAAAACCGCTACTCTTTTACATATGTCGATGAAGCATAAAAGTAATGCGCTTGGAGATAGCTATCGCAGAGGGTGACCACCTCCGGGGCTATTCAGAACCAGACAGACTCGTCACCTGTATCTGGTCAGTCAAACTGGGAAGACCTCCCAGCCAAGGTCGCTCGTTCACGCCAAACCCGGCAACGGGAATAACGGATCAGGCAGCAGGGATTAGCCCTGCAAGGTGGGGCAGTACCACCCATCGGCAACATTTCAAACAACAGGAGCACATCATGAACAACATCAAACCCGGCGACGTAGTCGTCGTCCAAACCAAGCACTACGGCACCAAGACCGGTGTCATCATTGAACCCTGGTACAGCCCACTCGGCACCGAATGGCTGGTCAAGCCCTTCGACCACAAGCGCAACATTATTTGCCAATCATGTGACCTGAAGGTCATTCAGGAGCAATCATGCTTGAACCAATGAGCAAGTGGACAGACGAACAACTCCAGCACGCAGTTGATACCGCACCACACTTTCGCAAGGAGAACACCATCAACATGGCGGTGTGGATTGGATGTGCTGCAAAAGAGGAACTTGAGAAACGACGCAAGGCGAAGGAGCAGTCATGAGCATCACAGTAAAGAGCAACGACAAAGACACGGTGTGGGTGTGCTTTGAAGACTCAGAGGTTGAGGTCCAGGTGGTGGACGGCAACTTGGTTGTCCACGCAATGCACTCTCAGTCCGGCCATGACGGCATGCATATGTTCACAATCGAGAAGGATGGGGCCATCGTGCCCTTCAAGGGAGAGGAATAAAATCAACAGCCCATGTCGGACCTACCGGCTGGGCTTCGTACTCCCTAATGAAGCACTACCGCTTCACCAACACAGGAACCAACATGACTGACCAAGAACTTGATTACATAATCGCCCACGGGACCAACGACGAGGTAGCCGAGGCAATCCTTATCAAAGCAGAAAGGATGACTCCAGAGGAAAGAGCCGCGTCCAAAAAAGCTCAGATAAAACTAATGAAGATTTTGGATAACTGGGATCAAACTAAGTTCGACTACAGAAACTAAACAACATTCAACCGAATGAAGGAGAAGAGTAAATGGACTCAACAATGCTCAAAGCAAACGCCCCAGCGCCATCAGAAACCCTCAGTGACATCATCCTTAAGCACGCCATTGCAGGTAACCTTGGTGGGCTTCGTAAGGTTGAACCGTCCGAGCACAAGGTTCTTTGCTACAGCTACATGTCTGGAAGGCCAAGCTCGAACTGCTCTCATTGGATAAAGCCCGGTGATTATGTTGAAGAATACATGCCAGTCATTAGCGCCGACTTCTTCAGCTTCCGAGACAAGATCCCCACGTCGGCAAAAGCGGTCGCGATTGCCATCGAAGAGGATGGTGAGAACGTACCGACATGCCTTGCATGTTTGTGTAATCAATATGAGCAAACCATCATTCGCAAAGTTGGACATTGGATTGATTACAACTTTCGTATGGAAAGTATGGCCGAACACCTGAATGAGTTTTTTGGTACATCCGACATCGACATCGAAGAGTTGTTCAACGGACCTTACGTTGCATACGAATACTGCGAGTCAGACCTTGACGATCACTTCGACCCGTTGAAGTCCGAGTTTTTCGAGCAGTGGTCAGAGAGTATTTGGAGCAGGTGGTACGAGTCATCGATTCTGCGACTGGTGCTTTCAAAACGCGAAAGTGGTGTTCCAATGTATTTCGATTGGGCGTCCTTCATGGAGAAGCTGGAAGCCCGAACACGGGCTAAGGAATCTTTGCACCGTGAATGTCAGGACACTTTTTCAAAAGGCCCGAAGACGCGGGACCGAATCCAAGCGGAAGCTGAGATTCTGTTGTTTGCTATCAAGCATCATCAAAAGCCGAGTGCGTCTCAATGGCGTAAGCAGCATCAACCGCCAGCGTCTGTGATTCAACACCTGACTTGTATTGTCAACGGTACACCTGAATGGTTCATGAATCTGATTCGCTGACCAATACTTGCTCGTCCTTCATAGTGAGGGGCGGGCAGCAACATACCTCCCCAACCCAAACAAACAGGAGCAACCATGAAACGAAACATAGACCGTGACCTTCCGCTTGAGGCGTGCAACGTATCAGTGGAGTTGGTTCGAGAGATTGAAGACGAAGAGACAGGCGAGTTGGTGGAGGAGCATATCATCGATGTGTTCGGTCGCTTCCTTCCGGCAGAGAACGACGTTGGCCTTGCTGCCCACATCGAGGTTCTTTCTGCTCACCGACAAGACAAGGATGTTCGCATCCCTGTGGAGCTTGATGACTGGGAGGTTGACGGATTGGTTGACCTTCTTCGTGAGCAAAGCCGGTCATAATCTGACCGCCACTACTGACTTAAATGGCATACGTTACAAACACAGGAGAACAGAAATGATTGTATATGTACTTGACGACGGCGAAACGTGGACGCTCAGTGAGCCCACACCCGTTGCTGTTACCGAAGAACAACTGACCCGCCTGGAGGGTGGTGAGAAGTTCTACCACGTGGTTCCTGACTGGGATGAAGTTGTACACCACGAAAGCGCAGAGGACTTCTTCATTCAAGCCGGCATCGCTGCTGCTGAAGCATTGAGAGAAGCCAAGAGAAACCAAACCAAAGCCGAAGGAGGTGAGTGATGCTCACAACAGAGGAACTTGAAGCCATCTTGACCAGCATGCTCGATGCTATCTCGGATGACCCGAAACCTGATTGGAAAGATTCACTTGGCGATGCAGCGGAACTTATTGACCTTGCCCTAACCAAAACCGAAGGAGGTGAATGATGGCTAAGAACACAAAAGAGAACCGAGAACTCGTAGCGCAGATTCTCGTGAGCGAGTTGCGTCCTGACGCCCGAGGCCACAAGTCAGCGATCGTGGACTTCATCAAGGAGCAACTGGCCGCGCATTGGGACCAGTGCGACGACAGTTGGAACCACGCAGCGGATGAGTTGGTGGGTCAGATTCACGGCGAACTGTTTGGAGGTGAGTGATGGAACAACTGCTATCTGAAATACTAACCAAAGTAGAAACCATTGACGAACTACACGACGAAGACGACGACATGCAGGTCGTCATAGACGAACTTTGGGCGCTTGTACGATACGAAAAACACAAACTGTACCTTGACTCATTGTGGGAGGTGAAGTGATGAACATCTTTGTACTTCACCCTGACCCCGGCATCGCAGCACGCATGCAGTGTGACCGGCACGTAGTAAAGATGACCCTGGAGAGCGCACAGATGCTCGCTACGGTCATCAACGAGTTGGGTGGGCAGACACCCTACAAGTCTGCTCACGTCAACCACCCGTGCTCTGTGTGGGCTCGTAAGACCACGGGCAACTTCCTGTGGCTGTGGGAGCACGGCATGGCTTTAGCCAACGAGTACACTGAGCGGTACGGCAAGGTCCACAAGTCCGAGGCCGTCATTCGTCACTGCCGCAAAGTAATCAAAGACGTGACTTGGCTTGGTGGTCCTTACTTCAAGTCTCGAAAGGTCACAGCACACCCGTTGTGCATGCCTGACAAGTACAAGAGTGACGATGTCTTTGAATCGTATCGACGGTTCTACATCGGTGAGAAGGCTGGGTTCGCCCAGTGGAACAAAACAACAGAGGCCCCGTATTGGTGGCCAGAACAAAAAAGGAAAAACGACAATGCCTGAAGCATCGACAGAACAAGACAGCACGCCAATCAACAATCTACGTCAGTACATTCACAGTGAGATCACACGCAGGTCTGAAGGTCACTGGGTGTCACAAGTACACATCACCATTGACAGTCACTGGGGTAAGTCCAACTGGTATCAAGAGCCGCCATTCGGTCAAGCCGACGAGTATGGTGTGTACCCCTGGGCCGATTGGGAACTGGTGGGCAAGCGCTCAGAAATAGGTTCGTGTCAACCAACCAATGAGCGTTGTGAGAAGGGGCGTCAGTTTGTCATCTGCATGTTGGCGAACGAGGCTATCGACCAAGTAGTTAGGGGTGTCAACAATGACTTCTCCGATCATATAGTCGTACAGTTTATCGCACCATCAAAGGGCGAACACTTGCGTGGAGGTCATCGCGTAGAGTTTAAGATACCAACTGATCGTATCAATCTGTTCGCCTACCAGATGCTCATCCGAGAGCGCCAACCAAGGCGTATCAGACTCGACTACTACAACGAGTATCGAATGGAAGAGCTTGACTCAGTAAAGCAAGAAGCGCGGTCAGTATTAAACTTAGTCAAAGAGCTTAGGAGCTTGTGCCAAACAATCATCCAAGGCAAACTGGATCACATAGATGACTGGGAGCTTGAAGAGGCAACCAATCTATACGACTTGGACTACCACTTCGCACGTCTGAAAGCTGCTGCGATTGCTCAACGGCCTGACCTTTGCGACACCTATGAAGATGTACTGGACAAACGCAATGAGCAGCAGGGAGGTGAGTGATGGATGAGCCACTAAAGATTGTTTTGGTCGGAAACATAGTAGACGGGTTTGAGGCGCATGGCCCCTTCTCGTCGGATGAAGCGATTGACGACTTTATGTTTGATTGCACAGTCGAGGCAGTCATGGACCTTATCGTTCCACCAAGCTGGAACCCGTCACTGCCACCAGCGCAGGACGAAGGAGAAGAGTGATGGACCTGAGCAAGGCACAGCTTCGTGTTCTCAAGATGGCCCAGTCTGACCCTGAACATCAATACAACGGACGAATCAGAAGGACGGTAGAGATACTGGAGAAGCATCGTTTAGTCACGTCTGACTGGTGGCCGGTCAAATCCGGGTATCGAGGAGACGTAACCGAAACATGGCAAGTGACGATTACAGACGCGGGCCGCGAGTGGCTCGCACTCAATGGAGGTAAGTAATGATCAAGGACGGCAAAAACCACACACGCAAAGAGTTGGAAGAAGAAGCACAACGATTGTCGGACTTAGTTGATCAACTTCAGAAAAAGCGAACTCGGAAATGGACTGACATTGACCGAGAGCTAGACAAAGCGAAACGCCAACTTTCATACGTTCGCAAGTGCTTGAGTATTGGAAGACACAAAAAGGAAGGTAAGTGATGGACCTGAGTGACGAACGACTGCACAAGAGGAGAGTGCCCTGGTCCAAGCTTGTGGACGAAGGGTACGACCCTCGAACTGTAATGAGAGAAGCGCAGAAGCAAGGTCTTCATGCGCTGGCATCAAAAGCCCGAACGCGAATCGACAATCAAAGACGAGAACGTCAAAAGAAACAACAGACTTGACAGACATGGGTTAACCCCATTAAGATTCAAAAACCATACAGGAGAATGTAATGGCTGAAAACGTAACGAAACTTCGGAAGCTTCGGAAAACAAACAAGAAAAGAGAGTGGACCTGGCCATCCTTTGTGGATGCTTGGCAGACATCCGAATCATATGAAGAGGTACTTGAGAAGCTTGGGTTTGAAGACACTCAAAAAGAGCGGAGCTTTATTGGAGTCAAGGCTTCATACGCCCGAAAGAAGGGCATTCCACTCAAGAAGCTGTACCGGAAGAAGCGTGATGGACACTCAAGGGTGGACTGGGATGCTCTTGCCGAACGAGCAAGGCAGAAGCAAGACAATGACGGATGAACAAACTTCACTAATCCGACTGGTTGGTCAAGCGAACTGGGTCTTCTGGTCGCTTTATCTCAACCACTCTTTAAACAAAGTTACCAAACAATGGCACACAAAACGAACGGGGGTCAATCATGACCGATATTGAAAACGCCGAAGGCTCATACAAAGTCTACCTGGCAATAAAGAGCGACCAAAAACTTGAAGGCAAGTTCAGTTGTACTCGGGATGGGGTTCAGTACTACAAAGGAAAGAAGATGACTGAGCCTGACTTTTCAGAAGTGTCCGTCTACTTAGCCCAGAAGTATCGAGTCGTATGCTCTAAAGAAGAACTGAAGTCCGGCATCATGGCAGCGTCAAAGAAGATTGAGCCCCAGCTTATTTATGGGACGAACTTGCCAGAGGATTTTCGAGACAAAGTCAAAGAGTACTTAGACATCAACCCACCTTCCTTCCGAAGGTACGACATTACAACGGACGCTGTTGCTGAGTTCGTTGACCCACAAGGGTGGGAGGAACAGCAGCGACTGACTGAAATGAAAGTAGCAAAGGCCCTAAAAGAGCAAGGGCTTCAGAAAGTACGAGTCACGTACAAAGGAGAACGAAAAATGCGTTGGTTCCCAATCTCGGGAGCTTGAACAATCCACTACAGGAGAGTGCTGTGGAACTCACATCACAAGAAATCATCGCCCTTACAAAGGCGATTCCAACTAAAGCCGTCACGATTGCAAAACGTGACATCGACAACAACACTGAGATCGACGTGAACCTCGTCGTCAAGGTCGCTGGTAAACTCAAGCGAGGCAAGAAGTCAAAGCCAGTCAAGGCTACCTCCACAATCCCATGGAAGGTTGCTCTGGCCCTCTTCGCCAAGCGTTCCGGGTTCACCCGTGAGCAAACCGCCAAGGTGCTGCTGGATGCAGTGACCATGGCTCTCAACTCCAACAAAGACAAGGAGTCCGAACTCCTTGAAGAAATGGGCGTTGGGGATGCTCTGGCGATGCTTGACCGAGAGGTCTTTGACAAGCTTCCGAAGAAGACTCGTGATGGAAACATCACCTTCGAGGTGGCAGTAGTCGAGGCCGTTCGCGAGCCGATGTTGGTGGCTGACGAAGACGTTTCATTCCTTGGGGAAGGGGAAGACGCGGCTAAGTAAGCCACCGGGGCCACCGTTACAGCGGGGCGGTGGCCCCACCTTTTTTCACTTTTTTTCAGAAAGTCTGTCACGCCGAGCGTGGACTGCCCCAGTACTTACTGTGAGGAAATCAACTTTTTTTCGCAACAACCGTTGCATTTTCCCTCTGGTTTCGGGAAATAACAATGGAGGGGTTTTTTGAACTTTTTTCGAAAACTTTTTCAGGAAAGACAATCACTTCGCCAGTATATCAATTGAAGGGATGAAATACGCCCTACACACTCTCGCGTGCAAAGGCAGTCGCAACTGACCACGGGAGGGTTGTCACAGAGGTTGTTTCATGCCCTGTGACTCTCCTGCGCTATTGGGCGCATCCTCGACACTCGCCTGTCCCGTGTGAGTAAGTATTGCGGCAACGGGACTTTTACAAACAAACAAACAACAAGGAAAGAACAATGATTAAAACTAAAGAAGATTTAGATCGAGCGTGGGAAGAATTAGAAGCCACAAACCCTGTGTACGCAAAAAAGGTGCGTGATCTTATCGATCGCCAACTACCAATAGACGACTTCATGGATCAAATGAATGTCATTCTCCAAGAAAGATGGCAGGCTATGGGCCTAAATGAATGACTTCGATGAAATCGAAGACTACGAGCGAATCGACACGTACCAACTGGTGTTCCAGATGACACAAGCCATGGGTGGCCTGCAAAAGGGCAAGCACTCCAAGATGGCCTACATCTACGGCACCAGTCGTTCACGGCTCCGCAGCATCCTAAAGCGTGAGGCCAAGGCCCCAACCCTGGATACTGTGGTGTCATGGATGAATCGTGTGTATCGCATGACCGGGATGAAGGTTGTGCTGACGATTACCCCTGATCTAAAAATGCACTACAGCATCATTGGACAGGACGCAGACCGCATCGATGGGATGATAGTGCCGCCAAAAAACAGTTTGTAGAAGGTGATTAGACCGACTACACAATAAAGCCCTTTGGGGATTGATCCCCCCAAAAGTTGGGCTCCTGACTGAGCCCACCGGAAAACCGGTGGTGCTCTTTCGGGAACCTGTCAGGAGTTACCATGTGGATTCAAAGCGCGAAGAACGCACGCATAACACAAGCAGCAGCAGAGCTTTCATACAGCCGAGGCAACGGCACATCGATTTATCCGTGCCCCTCGTGCGGCATGCTGGAGCGAGGCTCCAATGACAAGAAGCGAGGCCCTGTTGGGTTCAATCGAACAGAGGTAGCGTGGCAGTGTCATCGTTGTGGTGCCAAGGGCGACGTGGTTGACTTCGTAGCGTTTCACTTCTTTCAGCAGAAGCTGGGTAATCTCGACCGGAACCAACAGTCTGTGGTTCGGGATTGGTTTGCTGAACAAGGATACTGCACTCCGTCTGGTGTGCCGTCACACATTCAGCCTGACCCTTCAAAGCGTCCAGTGGTCACACCCATGCCGACTAAAGGCTATGTTCGACCACCAGAAGAAGAACTTCAAAGTCTTTGGGCAGCAAGCACTACTGTTGAGACAGCACTTGAGCAACCTGCAAGCTTTGCAGAACAGTTGAGCAAGTGGATGATACAGCGACGGTTCTCACCAAAGTTGCTCGACACAACAGAGTGTATCCGTATTCTGCCACTGCCAAACGACTACAAGTATCCAGATTGGTTCACACATCAATGGGGCGGCATCTACCGTGTTGCAGCACCCTGCTTTGAGCCTGACGGCACTTTCGCAAGCATACACTGCCGCAGTGTAGCTTACGCTCGCGGACGGCAACCATCGTCCTCTAAGACCCGGTGGCCGATAGGATACGAGGCCGGTGGTCTGCTCATGGCGAACACACTTGCACAACGAATGATGCGAGGCGGGCTTTTGTCTTCGTTGGACGGAATGTTGATCTGTGAGGGCATCACTGATTTTATGAGAGCATGTGAGCAGGCACACCGTGAGTCGTTGCGACTTGCGATCGTCGCTGGCACGTCCGGCAGCTACAAGTCTCTTGCTAAGATCAACATCCCAACTGATCTCAAGATTTTTATTGCAACCGATTCAGATGCTTCCGGCGATGACTACGCAGCAATCATCTGCGACCAACTTCCCAAACACACCCTTTACCGCGTACCGCTGGAGTCAAACGATGGCTGATTTAGATGAAGTCCTCGCCGCTGGACAGAGAAGACTCGCTGACCTTTTGCATGCTGCCGAAAACGAACACTGCGTCAATCAGCCCAATCAACTACCCGAAGAAGCAACCCTCCCAGAAAATGAAACAGACGGTCGAATCACCGACCTCATGGATCAGTTTACAGATCGGAACGGGCAACCCACCGGTAGGTTTCGGAAGAACAAAAACAACCTCTACATTATTCTTCGTCGCGACCGTCGATGGAGGGGTCGAGTATGGCTCAACAGCTTCACGAACACACTTCAACTGGATGACCGGGACTACCGCGACACAGACGATACGCGCATCAGCTTGTGGGTGTCGAGAGCCTATGGTCTGGAGTACTCAGAAGCAGCAGTAAGCGCAACCACTCAACTGATTGGAGAAGAGAACAAGCGCAACCCACTCATCGAATGGCTGGACGCGATTCACTGGGATGGAACGCCTCGTTTGGCATCTTGGATTGTGGAGGCAACCGATTGTCCTGACACTGAGTTGAATCGGAAAATGGCAGAGAAGTGGTTGATTCAAGCCATCGCAAGAGCCTACAAACCAGGCTGCAAAGCGGACTGTGTTCTTATCTTGGCAGGCGATCAAGGGGCTGGTAAAAGCACACTGTTTCGTACCCTCGCGACCGATAAATACTTCGCAGACACCCCGCTCGACATCGGCTCTGCAAACTCGTACAGCCAAATCGCGCGTGCTTGGATCTATGAGGTAGCGGAGCTTGACTCGGTTCGTCGTTCAGCAAACAGCGCAACGAAAGCATTCTTGAGTGCTCAAGAGGACAACTTTCGTCCAGCCTATGGTCGTCACGCAATCACGATCAAACGGCACGTTGTGTTCGCAGGAACAACAAATGAATCACAGTTCATCAACGACATGACTGGATCACGTCGATACTGGCCAATCAAAGTCAACGAAGTCAACCTTCATTGGGTTCAAGAAAACCGAGATCAGTTGTGGGCTGAAGCGATCGTTGCTTACAAAGCCGGAGAAACTTGGTACCTCGACAAAGATATGGATCTGAAGAGGCATGACTCAAGTAAAATCTATCGACAAGACGACCCATGGGTTGAGCCGATTACCAACTTCCTGATGCTTCAACACGGACACGTAACGATGACGATGGTCATGGAAGAAGGCTTGAAGATTGAGCGGGCGCGTATGAATCGAAGGGATGAAATGAGAATATCGGAAATACTTCGAGAACTAAACTATGAAAAGAAAAGAGTAATGATTGCAGGCAAACGCAAGTATGTCTGGACAAAAAGTGAAATACTAACGATTAAAAGTAAGGAAGCATGATGTCACTTGTAGCATTGGGTGGAGGGGTATTCCTGGCACCTGGAAACAACAACGAAGAGCAGGCCCTGAGCCGATTTAAGATTCAAAATCCAGAGTACAGCATTGCCATGGGTATGAGGAAAAAAGGCAAGTATGTCCCGATTCCTGATCAGCATATCAACGCTTGTCATAGGATTCCGTTTGACCACCCTTGGGGTGGCGGGCTTGCTGTACCTCGAAAAGCTGCGTCTCAAATGAACCTGGGCGAAATGGTAGATGTGCGAACAATGCCTGAAGCGAAACCACTGGAGCTTGCAAGTGGCTTTTCTCTTCGAGACTACCAAATGAAAGCTTTGGACTCTTGGTACGCAGATGGTGGCGAGGGTGTAATCATTGCTCCATGCGGTGCCGGTAAAACTGCTATCGGTGTTGCGGCAATGACTCAGTTCCGGACCAAGGCTCTTGTTTTGGTTCACACCAACGATCTTGCTGTACAGTGGATGAATCGAATCGAATCCATGCTCAACGAAAAGGCAACTCAATATGGCGCGGGTAAGAAAGACGACTCTGGACGGATTGTTGTTGCAACTTTCCAAACACTTGAACGAATGTCATTTACCGAGCGATACCAGTTCGGACGCCAGTTTGGACTCTGCATCGTCGATGAAGCACACCATGTCCCAGCCCACACCTTCTGCTCAGTCATGTTCTGCATGCCTGCCAGATACAGGCTTGGACTAACTGCTACTCCAAATCGTCCTGATGGTTTGACCTCGATTTTGTGGTGGCATTTCGGACAAGCATCTTATGAAATAACGAATGCGGAGCTTACGAAGTCTGGTCACGTTGTGCCTCCAAGAATCGAATGGCTGCATACAAACTACGGTGGACCAAACCACCATATAGATTGGCCCAAGTTGATTACAAGAATGGTCAATGACCATGATCGCAACAACTTGATTCTCGATAGGGTGTTGGACGCATGTGCAGAGGGCCGACAGATTCTCGTACTGTCCGATCGGGTTGATCACTGTAAATGGATCGCAGATTCCCTGCGTTCTCATACGATTGTCGCAGAGCCGTTAGTAGGCAAGATGACGAAAAAACAAAGAGCAGAGGTTCTTGAACGTGCAGGTAAAAGAGAAATACAAGTCATTTGTGCAACTACAGTCGCTGATGAGGGGCTTGATTTACCATCACTCGACACTGTTGTACTCACGACTCCGACAAAAGCTCTCGGAAGAATACAGCAACGCATCGGTAGGGTCATGCGACCACACCCAGAGAAAAAAGATCCGGTTGTTATTGATTGCGTTGACAGCAGTGGAGCAATGTTTGGACTCGCCCAAAAACGACAAAGGCTCTACACAAAACTCGGGTGCCAATAAAATGATCGATGTTTTGAAAAAACTACCAAACGGCTGGTCAATGATTGAAACCAATGACGGTTTTGTCATTCGTGATGATGATGATGAGTTTGTATGCAAAGCAAACACTGCTCAACAACTCGATCAGATTTTAACCAATGAGTTCGAGTTGGCTCAAATGTACGCAAGCATGATGTGTGTCATCAAAACCGCAATGCCCGCTGAAGCTTAGTATCTACGCCTGCGAAGACCTTCCCAATCTCGAACAGTAACTTTCTTGTTTGTGAAGTCTTCAACGGCGAGGGCTAACCTTAGCGAAGGAATCGACCTGCCTGACTCCAAGTCACGCAAGTACGGTACTGAAATACTCAGACCATTTTGCATCAGAGTTTCATTGATCCACTTACAAAAGCCAAATCGACTGTTGAAAGAAGGTTGGCTTTCTCGGTACGAGCGAATGTCCATAAAAAAATCCAGTCAGAAAATGTCCGGTTGAAGTGATGTAAATATCATCACATCGTGATACTCTACAGTCAAACATAGGAAAAAACCACTAATGAACGACAATCTACCAACTATCGGAAGCAGTAGCGTGGGTGCAATCTTAGGATTGTCACCCTGGAGCAGCCCGTGGGACGTCTGGGCCAGAGCCCATGGTCTTACCGAAAGTTCATCATCAGCAGCTACTCAACGAGGACACATCCTCGAACCAGCCATTGGCGCGCACTATGCCCACCTAAACAACGTGATGATCAAAAAGGGACCAGAATACGAGGCCGAACCATTGATCGGCCCAGAGTCTTGGATGCACGCTCGTCCTGATTTCTTTGTAGATTCTGAGCAAGGAAAGTGGTTGCTTGAAATCAAGTCTACTCGCAAGTTTGATCACAAGTGGGGGATTTCAGGAGGCAACGCTGTTCCCCCCTACTACGCTGCTCAGTGCATTTGGCAGATGGCAGTGACCGATGACGATCGTTGTGACTTGGCCGCCTTTGCTACCATGAACGATGAGTATCGATCATTCATCATTCATCGGGACTCCAAGGTCGAAAGCAAAATGATTGACTATGTCAGGGAGTGGTATGACCGTCACATTCGAGGCGGTACACCTCCAGAGGTTGACGGCTCAACGTCTTGCTCTCGCTCATTGGCAAAACTGTTTGAGCAAGAATCAAAAGAGTTTATTGAGCCATCAGAATCGCACCTTGATCTTGCCCAACAATTGAGACAAGTTCGCGCACAATGCGCCGAGCTTGATGATAAAAAAAGATTGCTTGAAAACAAAATCAAAGAAGAAATAGGCACCGCTTATGGTATCAGTGGTGTAGCAACGTGGTCACAGAGCAAGCCACGTAGCCGATTCGATCGGACTGCATTCGAGGCTGATCACCCAGAACTTGCCAAGAGTTACGTTAAGCTTGGCGAACCAACAAGAACATTCAGATTTCAATACACAGGAGAATCCAAATGAGCAACGCTCTTCACCCAGCACATCACTTTCGCAACGTTGTCGAATCTAAAGCAACTGACTTCCTCCAAGCAATGGCAGGTACGGAAGAAGGAGCAAAGGCTGCAGGACGAGTCGCACTGGCATTCCGTCAGGCTGCTCAAACTAACGACCGATTGTATGGTTGTGACCCGGCATCGGTAGCGCAAGCGGTCGCCTTGTCCGCCATGACGGGACTTATGCCCGGTGGGCCACTGCCAGACGTATACCTTTTGCCTCGCGGAAAGAGTCTGCAATGGCAAGTATCGCATCGGGGCTTTTCAAAGCTCGCTGCTCGAAGTGGTGTTCGTCTTCGCACCAAGGCGGTGTTTGAAAGCGATACGTTTCACGTCATAGAAGGAACTGAGCCAAGCCTGGAGCATGTTCCAGACCTTAGCGCGGAGCAATCCTGGGACACTCTGGTAGCTGTATACGTTGTTGCTCACTACAAAGACGGAAGCAAAGACTTCGTCGTAATTCGCAAAGCCGACATCGAGAAGCGTCGAGCCAACTCGGACTCGTATAAGCGCAACAAAAACCAATCACCATGGGGTCAGTGGCCGATTGAAATGGCCCTCAAGACTGGGCTTCGATATGCGTTTGCTCGCGGCATCGTATCAATGGACGACACCACTACGAGCGCCTACGAGCACGATGGTATGCAAGATGCATCTACTGAAGAACTCAATGTGGTCGACGTTAGTGAAGTACATGAAGTGAATACTATGAATGTTTTGTCTGATCAGTTGGATGAACTTGTTCAACAAACGGATAAAGAAGAAACACTTATCGAAGACTAAGGAGAAGCATGGCTCGTGATTACAAGAAAGAGTACAAAACGTACCACAGTAAGCCTGAACAAAAGAAAAGGCGTGCTGGTCGTAATCGTGCTCGACGAATCATGACTATGCTGAAACGAGTTAGGAAAGGCGACGGCAAAGATGTCCATCACAAAGATGGAAACCCTGAAAACAACTCAAAGAAAAATCTGCGAGTTGAAAGTAAAAAAACAAATCGTTCACGTAAGTAAAGGAGAACGTAATGAGTCTATTTGAAGAAGCGAAGCAAGCTAAGAATCCATTTGGTGAACGAGCAAAGCCACAAACAAAAGAAGGCGAAATTCCAAAGATTAACCAAACGTCGCTTTTGTTGCGTGTTCTCAATGAGGTTTTTGAAGAGCAAAAGATTGGCGATGACGAAGCACTAAACTGCGAAGGATTTCGTACACGACTTGGAGATACTTCATGGCCTTTGCACAATCTTCAAGGCAAAGTGACTGAGCCAACATGGGCGAATATGCTCAACGCTACAATAGCTGGAATGTCTAAAACCATTCGCAACAGTCAGCCGAACGGAAACTGGAAACTTCTGAACTATGAAACAAAAATCGATCATGATGCTGACAACATTGAGCGTGTCTACTTGGTCGTTAAATTTGTTGATGCTGACAACTCAGAAGACTTGAGCTATCGCAACGGTGTACCAGTCACTACCACTGTCAACGTGCAAACAAACCCAGTGCCCCAAGAAGTTTTGGATGCATTGACGAACCGTCAAACCGACGATTCACGTTTGGCTGGGATGATTGAGCAACTGGTTACCGCTCTCGTCGATAACTCAAATACAACCGCTACAGTCAAAACTGATGCGGTGACGGGCGAGCCAGAGCCTGAACCCGTCGTGTTTAACGACTGATAACGATGCCGCTGTACCAATACGTTTGTGAAGACTGTGGTGCGAAGAAAGAAGTACTGCAAGCATTTGGGGATCCGAGCCCCACTTGCTTGCAGTGTCTTTGTGAAATGACACGAAAAATAAGCGCAACAAACTTTTCACTTAAAGGTTCAGGTTGGGCAAGAGACAACTATGGTTTGAAAAAAGATGGCTGATCATTCTTTAGACGACATCGTACATTCGATTCAATCAGCAGTTATAGCGGCAACGGATATTGCTGAACGTCATGAACTTGACTCAATCACCAATCAAGAGTTTTGGGAGTTGAAACTCAATGAAAAAGGTGAACCCATTACGGATGACGACGGAAGACACATATATGCACCTCGTATGGTCGTCATGGAACTCCCAACATGGGAAGATGGAGTACTGGTACAAAAAAGAATTCCGGTGCCGCTCCAGTCCCTCACGACTGGCCAAAGTCTTCGTGTGGATACGCTCGAAGTCGAAATGTCTGTTGAAATATCTGGCCTCACTGCGGACAAGAAAAAAGGCAAGCTGATGGTTCGGCCATGTGCCAATACGCCATCATGGTTCAAAAAAGAGAACAATGCTGCTAAACTCAAGTTGATCTTCAAGGGCAGCGAGCCTCCAGAGGGTTATGCAAGAATCGATGACCAGCTAATCAAGCTGATCCCATAGGAGTAAACGGTGCCAGATCAACTCGTAAAGATGTCAGACCAGTTCGGTGGTCTTCCCATGGACCAACTTATTGGAGGCCCACTCAAGGCCGCGTGTAGTGCTCAGACACTGCTGGCTAAAGCTTCCAGTGACTTTATTAATGACGTTGGTCTTAACGACGATGGAAAGGGCAACCTTACGGCACGCACCGTTGACTTTGCTTTCAACAAGCCTGTTCAGGCTGCTGATGGCACAACAACGATGGAGAAGGTGGACCTCCAAGTCCCACTGCTCGCCATCATCAACACGCCAAGCTTGTCGGTCAAAGAAGCAGAAGTTCGTTTCACCATGGAAGTGAAATCATCGACTTCAGCCAAAACGACATCTGACACGAAAGCAGAGCTTACGGCGCACGCAAAGTACAACGCGGGTCTATTTAGCTGTGACGTTACTGTTCACGGCTCTGTGGCTAACCACAGCGAGAATAGCCGTAAGAGCGACAACAGCGCCAAGTACGACGTGAAGGTCGTCGCTCGCGATGATGGACCCCCAGAAGGTCTTATGAAGGTTTTGGACATGCTTAATGATGCAATCGCACCGACTCAAGGTGTCGCACCAGCAAAGAAAGTCTAAACGTCCCTCTGCACCCCCCACCCACATCGCTTGTTCCCATACTCGGGACGTGAGCATGGGCGATTCCTACCGGGTGGGGGGTGCAGATTTACTTATTCTATCGTTTCGACGATTTGAATGTCTACCATACCTTCGTCGCCACAATCCTTCACTTCAAATACAGTCTCGTCAGGTAATCCGGTAACTTTTTCCAAGTAATCAAGACTGGCAGCACGCAACCTTGTTTCGGATTCCTCATCAGAGCATTCTGGCACGACGATTACGACAGTCTTTTTTGTCGACCTAAGTCGTGCCACAAGGATGGGTTCAGGATCAGGTATGGGCTCTTCGATTACTGGCTCTTCCACGACGGGCGCTTTTTTCTTCTTTCGAGAACTTCCGTCACCGTCTACCGCAAAACTCAGCCCTGCAGGAAGAACAACAAACGTACCGAAAAAAATTAAAGCGAGTTCAATCATTTTTGATCAGTAATCTCAAACAACTCATCGATGCGCTTTTTCATGCGCTTGATTTGACGCTCGACATCTTCACCATCAAAGTCAGCAGAGATCATCGATGTTTTCTTTTCAACTGCACTGAGCTTAGACTTCAATGCATCTACTTCGGCCTGCATCTTTGTGTTTGCGGCCTGACAAGGTGGGGGCTGTTGCCCGTCCATGCCCTGTGACTGAGCTTCCATTTTGAGCTTCTGCATTTCTTGTTCATGCTTTTGCTCTGCTCGATCACGGTAGTAGCTCCAGGCTTTTGATCCGCCTGCAATAGCCATTCCTGCCAACGCAATGGCAACCATGGGCGCATAGTCGCCACCGAGGGACTTGGCAGCATCAGCGGCAGCCGTGATGTCTTGAGATACGCCCACTGATTCAACGAGTTCTGGCACAGCCGGTGCAGCAACGGTTTCTACCACGGCTGGTTCAGGCGCTGGTTCAGGTGCAGGCGCAGGGGCTGGTTGCTCTACAGGAGCAGGTGCAGGGGCTGGTTTTTCTGTTTTAGTTTCGTTTGCCACGGGTTTGGCCTCCTTTTCGGCTGGCTCTTCATCGTAAATACGAATCGACGAACCAACCTTAAGTTCACAGTCTGTATCTGATCCAACAACGCAGTTCATTTCAATCTATTTTTCTCTGTCTAAAATTCTATCAAGCTTAGACACAATATCATTATGAACTTTAGTTCGAGTAATTAAAAAGTCTTTAGACTGAGTGTCTTCTCTATTTCTATACTCATTTATTACTCTGTCGTATCGCTCTCTCATTTTTTCCGATCGAAGGTCGTATTCTTTTCGTATCTCGTCAAGTTGTTCTTGGAACCCTTCAACAAGCTTATCCAGACGCCTCTGCATCATTACAAATTGATAGACAAGGAAGGCAGCAAAAACTCCGAGGTGGCCGTCCGCTAATAGTGAATCGACCAGCGCCTCCATCAATCAGAGCCTTTCTCGTGCTCAAGAATCAACGTATAAGAAAAGGCGTTGCCCCATTTCTCACGAGCTTTGCCGCAAATAGCCATGAACTCATCGAAATCGGACTCGTTTGCAAACACCTGGCATCCTGCGGACCATCGATCGATTTGAGTCGAATGAGCACCGGCCTTGTGGATGTTGATTCCATAAAAGCCCTCAGTGATTGTTTCAGGATCACAATCAATGATTTCATCCAAATTGTCATCACGGTATACCTTTACGGTGCCGTTGCGCTGGCACAGAGCGTAGTACTTTCCTTGATGCTTATCAATCTTCCAAACTGAGCGATACTGACCAGGAACCAACACTGCGGTACCTTTGACATTGGTAGGATTTTCAAGCCAGTACTTACCCGGCTCCGTAGTGCAAGGCCACGACTTTTGAATCCAATCACCGTCTTCGTCTTTGTAGACACAGTGAATCGTATCATCAAACCTGTTGGGCTCGTGTTGCGAGTTTCGAATACCAATAATGTTGAGGTTGTACTCACCAGATTCGAAAACAGTGTGACCAAGCGAGGCCGCGTAATCAAGGATATCAGGGCGCATTTTAGTTACTACAATTTGCGTTGGTTGCTTGGCAGATTTGCGCGACATTAACCGCTTGTTTCTGTTGAATATCCAGCATTTTCTGAACAATATCTTCCATCTTATCAAGACGTTGTTCAATACCTTCGATCTTGACATCGACTACCTCTTGTTTGCTGGCATTGGATTCGAGAACATTTACTCGTTTTTCAACGTCTTCTACATCCTTGGCAGCAGACTCAAATGACGCAAACGATACACCAGCAGCAAAAACCATGGTGAGTCCAGGTATAGCTAAATCCTTTATTTCCATGGTTACTCCAACTATTGGGATTCAGAACAACTATAAGCACTCAGTAGCTGATCGGTCAACTTAGATGGCTCACATCGTTGCTTGTCTGTTTCACCTGTACGAATGCACAAAGCCCACATACATTGCAATGACATAGGATCTCCGCCGACTTCTTTAACGCAGGGGGGCGGCATATCTGTGAGCTTATCCG